CTTGATTTAATTAATTCAATTAATAGAAACGATATTGAATATGCAAAAATAAGAATAAAAGAATATCAATATATAGCAAATCCTAAATTTATTATGGAATTGTTTAATTATTTAGAAAAATATTAAAAGGAGAAAATTAATGAAAGTTAAACTTATTCTTGAGTTAGATGGTGATTTTAAAGATAGTCTTTTAGATGAAGAAGTAGAAGGACTTCTTAAAATAGTAATAGGTGATGGTGCAAAAATGTATCATTTGAGTAGTAGTTTTGAAGTGTTAGAGATTATTGAAAGGTAATATCATGATCAAAACTCTGTTCTATAATAAATTAAGGATGGATGATATGAAATTCAAAAGTAAAACACTATTAATTGACGAAGATGAAAACAATAAAATCAGACCTTGTTATCATAATTATGCAAGAATGAGTATATTGGAATTTATGTATGGAGAGTTATTTGTATGGAAGAGTGTGCAAAGAAATATTATTTATACTTTCAAAGAAGTATTAGAGCCAATTAAAGAAATATCTTGGTTTATATTTAATATTGTTTCATTACCAGTATTACCTATTACCTTATATCTACATGCTAAAAAAGAGATAAGTAAGGCAAAGAATGAAGTATGGGAGTATAAATGTTTTAGTTGTAAATATGTAAAAAGTAGTCCTTTAATTAAAGGTAGAATTGAAGATATTATAGGAATAGACGAATGTATTAAATGTAAATTGGTTGATGGAATACCTACTGAATTTGTAGAGAAGTAGAATTGTGTTAAATAAGTTTTATAAATAATTTAGGTATTGACAGATTAAAAATATAATTGTATACTAAAGATACGACAAAATAAATTAGTTAAAAAGGAGAAAAGATAATATTATGATTAACAATAATCAAAAATTAATAGAATTATTAATTACTAATTCAACAAAAGAAGGAGATTTAATTCTCGATACTTTTTGTGACACATGTGCAATTCCTGTGATCTGTAAGGAGTTAAATAGAAATTATATAGGATATGAATTAAACCAAAAATTTGCAGATGTAGTAAATAATAGACTCAATAATATTTAATAATAAAATAAAAGGAGAAATGATAAACATGAAAGTTAATATTAAAATGATAGATGGTTCAGAACTTAAAAATGTTTATATCTTTACACACAAAGAATTAGGAGATAGTATTGTTTCTACTAAATCAGAAATTGAAAAACTACTTAATTCTGAAGATAATAAAACCGTTTATTTTAGTGGTAATCATGTTCAAGGTGGTATTATTCCTAAAATGGTAAGTGAATATGAATTTATTGATGATGAAAAAGAAGTATCATTGACATTATTAAATTTTATTGAAGAGAATAATCATATTTACGGATTTAATAATAATGATGTAGTAAATTTTGTGATTGAGTATAGGCAAGAAATATTAAAAATATTAATGTAAAGGAGAATAAGTTATATGACAAAAGATGAACAAAAACAAATTGATAAATTAATTGAAATAGTTAATACTCTTAAACAACAAAATAAAACATTAATAGATACACTTACAGATACTGTTAATAAAATAAATGACAAGGTTAATCAAAAATATACACCTATATCTTTAGAGTTGGATATTTTGCAAACCACACAGGCATCAATTCATAAAGCAATTCAAGAAACTTTAACTGGATATAATAGCCCATTAACAAAATTAATTGCTATTGTGATTGATGAACATTCTATTGAGTTAAAGAAAATTATTGCAGATAGTTTTGATGATGTAATTAAGAAAGATGAATTCAAACAATCAATTAGAGAAGGATTTTCTCATAAAATTGCTAGGTCAATTATTAGTAACAATAATGGATTATTTGATAAGGTAAGTAATGAATTAAAACAAGATGCAGTATTTAAATCTAAAATGTCATTAGCAATTGCAAATGTGGTTAATGAATGTTTAGAAAATAAAAAGGAGAATAACTAATATGGAAAAATTCTTAGAAAGTATGATAATACATGAACTTAAAGAAAATGGTATTGAAGAAATTATAAAGAATTCTTTTTCAATAATTAAAGAAAATAATATTGATGGTATTATTATGAAACTTATGCCTAAAATTATTGAAAAAAGATTAGAGAGTTATTTTGAAGAATCAGATGATTTTTATGAGATTATTGATGAAAAGATTTTAGAAACTATAGAAAGACTATTAAAAGAAACTGATATTGATGATATTGTGAGTAAACATTTACCTAATATTATACAAAAAAGAGTAGAAGATAACGTAGAGGATAATTATGAAATTGATGAATTAATTGATGGAAAAATACTAGAAGTAATTAAAGCAAAATTAAAGAAAATTAAAATTAGTTAAATTATAGTAAATTATTGAATGTTATAAACTATTGATTTATAAGGGTTTATAACATTCAAATTAACATTCAAATCAAAGAAACATTTGGTTATGATTTTATGGTATAATGCATATAATATTAATAAACAATAAGGAGATTTATTTATGAAAATCAATAACGAAAAAGAATTGCAAAAATATTTAGATTGTCACATCAAATATATTGGTTCTTATGCACTTGTAACATATAATAATCACACAGAAGTTATATGGATAGCAAAACATAGCAATCATAGAGAAGATGGTAGTAATTGGTATTTAGAATCATCATGCGATATTCATAAATATGATTTTAGGAATAGCAACGATGAAGATATAAGAAAGTATGTTGAAGAAATTTATGAAGAAGATTATATAGAAGAAGGAGTAAAATATGTAAAATCAATGATAAGAGATGGATGGTTATATGAAATTGATTCACCACAAACTGCACCATTTTTACCTGAAGTATTAGACGATTTAACATTGATTTCTGAAGAGTATTGTTTAGATTGGATGTTGAGTAACGAACATATAAAATAAGAAAGGAGAAATTAGATATTATGAAACTATCAGAATTTTTTAGTTCAGGGATTATGTCTAAAAGAGCAAAATTAAAATTAGATATTACTTTAGACAATGGAGAGTCAATGAATAAAGGAGATGAAGTTAGTATTTTAAAAGATTATGGGAAAGGTTATTATCATGCAGAATATAATGATTTTGCTTGTAAAGTGTATAAAGATGAAATAGAATTTATTAATTAATAAAAAAGGAGGAAATATTATATGTCAAAAATAAGTAATTTTATTTGTAAAGAATTTGATACAATTATTAAAGATAGTAGAGAATATCGTGCATATGAATTAGGAATGGCGAATGGGTTTTTTGAATTATATAGATATATTAAAACTGATATAAGAGTAGATAAAGCAAAAGAACAATTTAAATATTTTATTCAAGGAAAAGAAAGAGTTTCTGAATATTTTAATAGACTAATTGAAATTGATGAAAAACCTATTACCGAATGGGAAGAGAAAATGGAAAAGTTTAAAGAATATAAAGAAAGGAGTAACTAATCTATTGAACACAACAATTTTTATTCCCAAAACTATCAAGGTAGGTTATCAGAATCGTAATGATACATATACAAAGAAATTGAAGAAATTGAATTAATGATTTAGCGAAGGAGAATAATATGGAAGTAGATAATATAAATAAAGATATTATTGAGAAATGGATAAAACAAAAACGTAAAGAGTATAAGAGAGAGCAAAGCAAATGGAAAGAAGATGGTAGTTTTTATTACGCCTTTACTGAAAAGATTAATGTTTTAGATGAATTAGAAAAATTATTAGAGAATAGTATTAAATAATATATTTTATGATACTACATATGGTATAAATATAGATTGAATATATTATATGTAGTATAAAAATCATGTTAAAACATAAACTTTATCACGACTTAAAAAGGAGGCTTATATATTATTGATAGGATTACAAGAACTAGTTTTAAATAATAATACTAGTGTTTATAAATTAGCAAAAGAATTAGGAATATCTAAAAATTCAATATATAGATGGTTTATAGTAAATAAAGTACCAAATAAATATATAAAAATATTTATCTGAAAAATATACAGTGAAAGAAGAATATATAAATAAAATAATAAATAATATAAGTACATACCAATCTAAAGGAAAATCATTTAATGATTACGAAATTCGTGGAGATATTACTGCTATATTCTTAGAAAATAAAAAAGGATTAAAACAAGAAACTATTATAGACACAGAAGACTTAGAACGTATTAAAGCAATGGAATTACATTGGCATTTACGGCTTGAACCGACACATAAATATTATTATGCAGGAGCTACTGGAAGAAAAACAAAAGGACAAAAATCAAATTATTATTTACAAACGGTTATTATGAATGTTGATTTTAATAAGGATAATATACAAGTTGTAGATCATATAGATCAAGACAAATTAAATAATAGAAAATATAATTTGAGAATTATTAATAAAAGTAATAATGCAAAACATAGAAAAAATAAAAATATTAATAATAGTTCTGGTTATAGAAATGTCTGTTGGATTTCAAGTAAAGAACAATGGAGAGTAAAATTACAAATTGATGGAAAATCAGTTGGATTTGGTGATTTTAATGATGTAGATGAAGCTGGTGAACTAGCAGAAAAATTAAGAGAAAAATATTATGGAGAATTTAAAGGTGGAAATTAAAAAAGCACAACATAAAAAGAATTGATATGATTTTGAATGGAAATGTGCAAACTTTTAGTTTGAACCAAATAATCGTTTCATCATAATATAGGTAAAATCATGGAAAATAGCAATATTATTGATTTTACCCATAATAGGTGTTATAAAAGTACTATTTATAAGGGTTTGTGAGTAGTTTTATAGGAGTTTATTTATGCAATGGAAAAAGTTTGAATGAAATTTTTTTATCATGTTATTATGATAAATTATAAATATAAAAAGGAGAGTGAATATATTTATTGAAAGTATTAAGTTGTTTTTCAGGATTAGGTGCATTTGAAAAAGCATTACAAAGACAAAATATAAAATATGAATTAGTTAACTATTGTGAAATTGATAAATATGCAAGTAAAAGTTATTCCTTAATACATAATGTTTCAGAAAAATTAAATTTAGGTGATATTACAAAAATAAACGAGAAAGAATTACCTGATTTTGATTTAATAGTCGGAGGCAGTCCTTGCCAGGATTTCAGTATTTCAGGAAAACAAGAAGGTGCTAAATGGACTTGTAAAGATTGTAATTATAAATATAATCCATTAGAAGCACACTATACTACTAGAAATAAATGTCCTAAATGCAATTCTATAAATATTGAAAAAACAAGATCATCTTTATTAGTTGAATGGCTAAGAATTCTAAGAGAGAAAATGCCTAAATATGGAATATATGAAAATGTAAAAAATATTGTAGGTAAAAAATTTAAACAAACTTTTGATTTATTTGAAAAAGAATTAAATGAGTATGATTATAATACATATTGGAAGGTTTTAAATGCAAAATATTATGGTATACCACAAAGTAGAGAACGTGTATATTTAATAATTATAAGAAAAGATATTGATAATAAATTTGAATTTCCTATAGGATTTGATAGTGGGATTAGATTAAAAGATTTATTAGAAGATGATGTAGATGAAAAATATTACATAAATCAAGATAAGACTGATAAATTAATTGAGAAGTTAAAGGATAAAGAAATAAGCAATACTGTTCGTTCAAGTGGGAGAGGAAGTTTAGATAGACATTCTTGGGATATGGTTTGTGTTGATAGTAATAATCAAAATAGAAATGCAGTTTTAAAAGTAGGTAATATTAATCCTTCTGAAAATGGTATGAATGGTTGCGTATATAGCGAAGAAGGTTTAGCGCCAACTATTACAACAAATAAAGGTGAAGGTAATAAAATACTTCAAATAGGATTGTTAGAAGGTAAAGGTTTTGAATCAAGAAGAAGAGTATATTCTTCGGAAGGTTTATCTCCTACATTACATGGTATTGGAAGCGGAGGTAATACTGAACCTAAAATACTTGAAGAAAATGAATTAATATTTGTAGGAGGAATAGATAATACAGAAAAATGGATTGATAATGATAAAGAATTAAGTAGAAATTATAAAGAAGGATATAGAGTTTACGACAGTGAAGGAATTGCTTGTTGTCAAAAAAATAATGGTGAAGGATTAGGTAGTAATACTGGTTTATATTTAGAAAATACATATAGAATTAGGAAATTAACTCCGCTTGAGTGTATGTTACTCATGGATTTTGATAAAGAAGATTACTATAAATTGAAAGAAAATAAGATATCTAATTCTCAAATTTATAAAATGGCAGGTAATTCAATAGTAGTTAATGTGCTTGAAGAAATATTTAAGAAATTGTTAAAATAATATTATACATAAAATCATGTTAAAACCAATGTTTCATTCAATTGCAAGTAAACATTAAATATTATCTTGACATTGTGATTAAAGAATGGTAAAATAATTGTGATTGAAAAATATAAAGGAGAGATTATATTATGATTAAAGAAAATACAAATGAACAAGGATATGTTTTAAATGAAGAGAAATCAAAAACTATTATGGAATTCTTTGATGCAATAGACCAAATGACAATTATTAAATGTGAAGAAAAACAAAAGGTTTTTAGTTTACTAAGTGAGATTATGATTTTACTTAATGACAATGAAACTGTAGATGGTTGGAAAATTGATAATATTAAAGAATTAATTAATCAAACTGATTTTAAAAAGACTAAATGTATTTAAATAATTTAAATTAGTAGCTAAATAAATTTTCACATACCATATATAGTGTATAAATAATCATAAAAACACTATATATGGTAGTAAAATCAAGTTTGAATGAATGATCCATTTTAACATGATTTGCCTATTTATAAATGAGAAATATAAAATATTAATTAAAAAAAAGAAAGGATATGATACATATAATTACTAACTTACCATGCGGATGCCCAACTATTCCTATTAATAAATTCATTAATGTCAAAGAAAAATTGTTAGCAGGAGAAACAATCATAATTGACGATCCTCAAATTGAAGAATCAGAAATAACTTTCTTTCAGTTAAAAGATGGTAGTGTATTTTCTTTAGTTGTGTTTCCAGATGATACTCAAGGAACTGCCAATTTTGAAATGAAAAGAGCAATTGAAATTTGTAAAGAATTTTGGGACGAAGGATATGATTTTTGTAGTGGAGACCATATGAGTTTTGTTGTTAAGGAAGATAAGAAAGATAAAAGTAAAGAAGTAGAAGGTAAGGAAGAAAATTAATTTAAAATTGGTAGTTGACAGATAGTAAATATAATGTTATACTAAGGTAAGATTAAACGGTTAGAAAAAGGAGGAAGTAATTATGAGTAATAATTTTAAAGTATGGATTACTAAATATGCGTTAACTCAGGGTATATTTGAAGTAGAAGTTGAATTTCCTCCATATAATGAGGATAAAAATTATGTTAAGGTAGTAAAGAATCAAGGTGAAGGATATTATGGTGAGGGAAAAGATTGGCATAGAGATAAAGAATCTGCTATTAAACGTGCAGAAGAAATGAAAATGAGGAAGATTACCAATGTGGAGAAACAATTAGAGAAATTGAAGGAAATGAAGTTTGATTAGTGTGGTATAATAAATCTATATTAGAAAGGAGTAATTTATTGAGCAATAAAGAAAAAATTAAATGTAAAGTTGATTTATGTGATAATGTAGAATATGTTTTAGGTTATTGTAAGAAACACTATAAACAATATTTTAGGCATGGGCATATATTGACTAGAACAAGATTTGACCCAAATGAAATAATATTATTTGATAAACATGCGGAAGTAATTATATATGATAAATATAATAAGCCAAAAGATAAAAGAATTATTGTTGATTTAAATAATGTAGAAAAAATAAAGAATTTAAAATGGAGTATAGATTCAAAAGGATATCCTGTAACTACAATTAACAAAACACAAAAAGTTAGAATGCATAGATATATTTTAAACATAGAAGATGATGTTACAGTAGATCATAAAAATAAAAATAGAATGGATAATAGGGAAGAAAATTTAAGAATTGCAACAAATTCAAATAATAATGCTAACAAAAGTAAGCAACGAAATAATACAAGTGGTTTTACTGGTGTTTTTCTTAATAAAGATAATAAATGGCAAGTTAATATTCAATATTATAAAGAAAAATTTAATCTAAGTACATATAATGATAAAAATATTGCTATATCTGTTAGATTACAAGGAGAAAAAATAATTTTTAAAGAATTTGCTCCAAATATAACTAAATTTAATTTAATATTAAATGAATTAAAAGATAATAACACTATAGAAGATTTAATTTTTAATGCAAGAATGATTGATGTAAAAATACATAAACCATTAATAAATAAATTAAGTAAAAAAGCTATAGAATTATTGTATAATGATATTGAAAAAGATATTTATAGTAGGAATGAATTGGCACAAAAATATCAATGTAGTTTGCCAACAATAGATAGGTATAGAAAAAATTATAAAGGTATAAAGGAGAAAATGATTATATGAATAAAATACAAAAAATAAAAGATTTAGTAAAAGAATTAAACCAATACTCATATAATTATCATGTATTAGACAAACCAACAATCACAGATAAGCAATATGATCAACTCTATGATGAACTTAAATCATTAGAGAATAAAACTAACTGTATTTTATCATCATCTCCTACACAAAAAGTACAAGGTGAAGTATTGCCTTTCCTTCAAAAAGTAAAACATACTGAGTCAATGTTGTCTGCTGAAAAATCTAAAGATATTAATGATGCAATTAAGTTTATGGGGAATCAAGAATGTGTTCTATCATGGAAATTAGATGGTCTCACCTTAGTTTTACGTTATAATAATGGAATACTTCAACAGGCAGTAACTAGGGGTGGAGGAGAAGAAGGCGAAGATGTTACTCATACTGTAAGAACATTTACTAATGTACCTCTCACCATTGATTATAAAGGTTATCTTGAAATACGTGGTGAAGGATTAGTTTTGTTTAAGGATTTTGAAAGAATAAATGCAGAATTAATTTCTAAAGGTGAAGAACCATATTCAAGTGTCAGAAATTTAGCAGCAGGAAGTACTAGACAATTAAATGCAAATATTACTAAGGACAGAAATTTAATTTTTATTGCATTTGGTATTGTTGAATGTGATAATAAAATATTTTATAAAGACTTACAATTTCAATTCTTAGAATCTTTAGGATTTCAAGTAGTCGATCATCATATGGTTGCAAAAAGTGATTTATCAGTAGTAGTTGATTTCTTCACAGATAAAATTGAATCACTACCATATCTCACAGATGGTTTAATTGTAGAATTTAACGATATTGCATATGGAAAAGCACAAGGAGTCACAGGACACCATAGTAAGTCCTTATTTGCCATAAAATGGAACGATGATACATTTGAAACTATATTTAGAAGTGTTGAACTAAATACTACACGTACAGGTATGGTTTCTTTAACAGCCATTTATGACAGTGTTGATTTAGGTGGAGCAATGAATAATAGAGCAAGTTTGCATAATTATGATATTTATGAAGAAATGCAGTTAGGTGTCGGAGATACTTTAACAATTTATCGTGCTAATGGAGTAATTCCACAAGTAGATGATAATTTAACACGTTCAGGAACATATAAAATTGAAATGAAATGTCCTTCTTGTGGTGGAGATATTATAATTAAAACTCCCAAAAAAGCAAGATTTTTATTCTGTGAGAATGTGAATTGCCCTTCAAAATTAGTTAATAAATTTGTTCATTTTTGTAGTAAAGATGCAATGAATATTGAAGGAATAAGCGATGCAGGATTAGAATTGTTTATTAAAAAAGGATTTTTAAATACATTTGATGATTTATATAGTCTTCAACAATATAAATCTCAGATTATTAAGTTAGAAGGTTGGGGTTTGAAAAGTTACAATAAATTAATCAATGCCATTGAGAAATCTAAAAAAGTTAAATTGCAAAATTTCATCTATAGTCTTGGTATTCCAAATGTGGGGAAAGGTTCGAGTAAGATTATTGCTAAGTATTTTAAAAATGATTGGTTTGCATTTGAAAATGCGTTACTTGATTCATGTAATTTTACTAAATTAGATGATTTTGGCGATATAACTAATCAAAGTTTGCATAAATGGTATAGTGATGAAAATGGAAGGAAAATATGGATTGAATTAACTCATATTTTGGAGTTTGTAAAGGAGGAAAATAAGGTGGAATCAAGTCTTAAATCATTAGACGGGATCACATTTGTTGTGACTGGTAGTGTTGAAACATTTAAGAATCGTAAAGAATTAGAAGAATTGATTACTTCATTATTGGGCAAGTTGAGTGGATCGGTTAGTGCGAAGACAAATTTTTTGATAAATAATGATATTACATCTACTTCTGGTAAGAATAAAAAGGCAAATGAGTTAGGTGTAAAAATAATCAGTGAATCAATGTTTAATGAAATGATTGGTCGAGTTGTTTAATCAAAGTTAATTAAAATTTCCCATTCAAGAGAAAGTTTATATCAAAATTAAAAAATAAATAAAACTTTCTCTTGACAATTATACAAAATAGAAATATAATAGTGAAGGTAGGAAGGAATTAAGAAAAAAGTAAGAAATGAATCAAATTTCATCAAAAATCAAAAAAGTAAGAAAAAATTAAGTTGAAAGGGTGATTATGCAAAATATACAAAATCTTCCAAATCATAAACCCTATAAATTAAGGGTTTAGATGGTATGAAAAATCGTAAAATCAGCATCAATGGAATATTTTATAACGATTTGTAAAAAATTAGGTATTTAAGATTATAAAGTGTAAAATAAGATAAAATCTATAATGAAAAGGAGAAATGATTTATTTATGGTCAATGTTGAAAAAGTTCCGTACAAATCAATTGAAGTAGAAATTAATACAGGAGAATTGCAAGCTATTTCTACAGGAAACAAAATTAGATTTATTTCAGAAGACAACGGAGAATTAAAAGTAGGAATTGTAACTAGTTTTAAAGGTACAAAACCTGAGAAAGTTGAAATTGAATTCATTCCTGATGGTGGAAAACATAATGAAAGATGGAATGTAGTAGAAATGAAAGAGGGAAGTTTAAGATTGTATGCTGAAGATGATAATGAGAATGAGAATGAAGAATAGGATTTAATTAGTTGATTGATGGTTTAGTTATTAAATAAGTATATAGATTGTAAAAATAAAAATATAAAATTTAAAGGAGATTAGATTATACATATGGCTAATAATGAATTGAGACAAGGCGTAAATAATGTTACATTAACAGGTGAAGTTAAAGAACATAAGTTAAAATTTAACAAAGATAAAGATGGTAACTACATAAATGGTTCATTGATAGTTAAAACTGGTGAGTTTTCAGAATTAGAAGTAAAGGTTTTTGTAAAAGAAAAAAATAAAGATGGTAAAGCTAAAAAAGTTTTTGAAACTTTAAATAAATTTATTGAAAAAGAACAATTAACAATTGCAGATTGTAAAAATGATGAAGATCGAGAAAATGTAACTAAGGTAAGAGTTTTTGGCAATAAAGATTTTGTACCACATTTCAAAGAAGAAATATTTAAAATTAAAGAATCTGAGGAAGTAAAAACCAAAATTACTATTGAATTAGGTTTTGGCACTATTTCTATTGACAATGGCATCAAACCTGAAGATTATAAGGCTGATTTTGATGTAGAAATGTATGTTACATCAGTTAAAGAAGAAATAAAAAACGATGAAGAAACTGGTAGAACAATAATTTCAGGATGGACTCCTGTGTATGGTGGAAAAGTTATTCCTATGGAATTTGTTGCAGGAACAATTATTGATGATGAAGGTGAAGAATATGACTTTGGTGCAGATGTTTTAAATTCTGTTGAAGAAGGTATGACATTAAATTTATGGGGTAATATTAATTATCAAAGTAAAATTGTTAAAACTAAAAAAGGTGGAACTTTAGGTAAAGCAAAAATTGAAGAACATAGAGAGTATGTTAATGAGTTAATTGTTCTTGGAGCAGATATTCAAGAAGATGAAGAAAAAGAATTCGATCCAGAACTTGTTAAAAAGGCTAAGATTGAAAGAGATAATGAAATTGAGAATAAAAAGAACGAAGAATCTACTGATAAAAAAGGAAAAGGATTAAATGGTAAAGGAACAGGGACAAATACAACTAAGCGTGAACGTCCCAAATTCTGATCTAGTATTTAATTGAGTGATAGGGGAGAAATCCCCTTCCTTATTTACTTATTACCTAAAAATAAAAATAAATTGGAGGAATATATTTTATGGCAATCTCAAGTGGTTTATTAAGTTTGGTTGAAACAACTTTTAGAGACAAAGCTAAAGTAAGTAAAATTACAACGGATTTAAGAGGTAAAATTATCACAATATATGGATACAATGATTTAGGAAAAACCTATCAAGCATCTAAATTTAAAAATCCAGTTTTTATTCCTTTTGAAGAAGGTTTGAACGGTATTAGTGGTGCTATTGTTTTAAAAGCAAATAAATGGAGTGATTTTACAGGACATTTAAGAACTTTAGGTGGTAAAAAATGGTGTAAAATTCTTGAACAAGAACAAGTTACCATTGTATGTGATGGTATGGAAACTATGGGTAGATGGTGTAGAGATTACATAATTGAGAAATTTGGCTCAACAAGTATTAAAACAGGCAATAAAGGTTATGGATTGTGGCAAGAATATCAAGATGAAATGTTTAATCAAGTTAATAAATTACTAAAACTTGGATTTACAGTAGTCTTTCTTGGTCATGAAAAATTTGATAAAGATAAAGAAAAATTTGTTATTGAAGGTGACGAAAGAAATATTGCACCTATCCGAAATAATTCTGATTATATTGTATATCTAAAATCAAATGGTATAGATGAAGAAGGGAATCCTATTCATTCTAGTGGTTATTTAGCAGAAACAGATGAATTTTTTGCTCGATGCAGAAATATCTATACTGAACGATATATCGAAGATTTTACAGCGGAAAATTTAGAAAAAGTCATTATTGCAGGTTTAATTAAAGAAAAAGAAATGTCTGGTCAAAAAGATGATATTGATTATAAAGCACAAAGAGAAATTTATGAAGGTGAAGAACCTACACATGAAGAATTAAAAGAATCTATTGGAGAATTATTTACACGATTTGAAGAAATTGACAAACTTGAAGAATATGCAGATATTGTTACTGAACATCTAGGAGAAGATATTGCTGTTAGTGAAACAACAAAAAAACAAATTCAACCATTAATGCGGATTAAACAGGATTTAGAAGAATTACTAGAAGAAATAGAAGAATAATAATATTATAAAAAGAATAAAGGGGTAGGAAACTACCTCTTTATTTATTAAAAGGCAGGTTTATTTATGGAAAAAAAACAAAGACAATTAAAATGTTTTGTATGTAAAGAATCTTTTGATAAAGAAGATTTAACTATTAAAAGCAATAAAAAATATTGTAGTAAATGTTTAGAAATAAAAGAAGGAGAATCTGATAAATATAAAAACGACTGGGATTTATTATTTCAATACATATGTAAGATATACAATATAAAAGTTCCAACAGGTATGATGTTTCAACAATTAAAAACATATAGAGATAATTATGATTATACTAATATAGGGATGTATTATACATTATTGTATTACTATGATGTATTAGAAAATAAAGTTTTAGATGAATCTGGATTAGGTATTATACCTTATTATTATGAGAAAGCAAAAAATCATTATAATAAGGTATTTAATTTAGAAGATAAATCTGAAGAATTTATTAATAATGAACAAATTATAAATATAAAAACACAAATATTAAGTAAACAAATTAATATCAAAAAACCTTTACCATTGCAAAAAAATTGGGAGGTAGGTAATGAGGACAACTAAAAAACAAATAGAGAAATATTTTGATAAACGAGCATCTTGTCAAGTATTAGGATGTTTAATGAAAGATCCTTATTTATTAAAAGATAAAAAATTTATACTGAATGTAGATGAAGATTTTCCAAATGGCATACATAAATTAACTTTTACTTGTATTTATAATTTATATCTTCAGGAATTAAAAGAAATTAGAATCTCAGATATTGAAACATATTTAAATACAAATGATCCAAAAGGATATATTTTATTATTTGAAAATGAAAAGAATCTTGAATGGTTATCTCAGGTATATGAAGATGCTAATATTGTTAACTATGAATATTACTATAATAAAATTAGAAAATTATCTTTGTTAAGAAGTTACATAAGTGAAGGTATAAATGTATCTGAAATTTTAGACATGGAAGAAATAGACCATATAATCATTAAACAACAACAAGAAAAATTTGAATCTATGACATTAAATGAAATACAACAATATTTTGATAGAAAAAATTTCAATGTTAAAGAGAAATTTTTTATAAAAGACTCATCTAAAAGAAGAAAATCTGGAGATAATGCAGAAGAATTAAGAATTAAAATGAAAGAATCTCCATGTTATGGATACGGACTAGAAAGTAAATATTTAAATACTCTTACAAGAGGTGCTTTAAAGGGAGGATTTTTTCTTGAGACAAGGGATAGTGGCAAAGGAAAAACGAGAATTGCAATTGAAAGACTATTACTAATTTGTAGTCCGTATTTGTGGGATCATGATAAAGAAGATTTTTTACCTAATCCTAATGGTCAAAATAATGTAGGTTTATACATAGGAACAGAAATGAAAATATATGAAGAATTAGAACCTATGATGTGGGCTTTTGTTAGTGGAGTAGAAGAATATAAAATCAAAAAAAATACTTTAACTAAAGAAGAAGAAAAGAGAATTGATAAAGCAATAGAGTATGTAAAACAAGCAAAAATATTTTTAGAAGATGAATCTAATTATGATTTATCATATCTAAGAAATACAGTAGATAGATATAAATTCAAAGAAGGATTAGATGTCCTTGCAATTGATTATCTTGAATTAACTCAAGCATTGATAGCAGAATACGTTCAATTGACTAAAGGAATGTCAGCAAGAGAAGATCAAGTATTATTAAATCTTTCTGGTAATATTAAAAAATTAGCTACAGATTACGATATTGTAATTTTTGGTTTTACACAAACTACAGATGAAGCACGTAGAGACAATGTTAGAGATCAAAGGGCAGTAAAAGGAGCTAGATCATTACCAAATAAAACTGATGTAGGGATTATTGTTTTTGCTCCTACAAAAAAAGAACTTGATTACATACAACCATTAATTCAAAAGGCGAAAGGATTAAATAAAACATTATTACCTAATATGTGTTATTCAATATATAAAAATAGATTCGGTGAAATTACAGAAGAAGTTAAAATATGGTGTCATCAAAACTTAGGAAATATGAGAACGATAGATATGTTTTGTACAAATAGAGAATATGAACCAATATCTATAGATAAAACGATTATAGAATTAGAAGATAAGATCACCGAAAGAGTGATTTAATATGGACAGAGATGAATTAATTAATTTAATTACTACTGAAGACATTATTGAAATATTAAAAGATTTAGGTTCAAATAATTATAAATTAGATGATAAAGGAAATATATATTTTAATACAGTTTGTCATAATGGAGATAGTAATAAATTATATTATTTTTCAGATACTAAATTTTTTCAATGTTTTACTTGTTGTGGATCATTAAGTTTGTTTGATGTTGTTATGTCTGCTAAAGGAATTGATTTCATTGAATCTTATAACTACATTTGTAATTTTAAAGGGATTTCAAGATTTAAAAAATTAAAAATAGGACTACAGAAACGAGAGATACAAAATAAGGATTTAGATTTTTTGAAATTTCATCTTTATAAAAAAGAAAATAGGATAATACAACTTCCTACTTATGATAAATACATATTAAATATGTTTGATGATTATATTCCTTTATCTTGGTATACAGAAGGTATAAATGATGAAATTGCCTCATTCTTTCAAATTAAATTTTATATAAGCCAAAACAAAACAATAATTCCTCATTATGATATTAATGGTAATCTAGTAGGTATAAGAGGAAGAGCATTTTTTAAACATGAAACTGAAAGTGGTAAGAAATATATGCCAATTACTATTCAAAGATTAACTTATAAATATCCAATGTCCTTTAATCTTTATGGAATATTTCAAAATCAAAATAACATAAAGCAATTTAAAAAAGTAATTATCGTTGAATCAGAAAAGGCAGTAATGTTATATGGAAGTTATTATGGTCAAGAAAATAATATTACTGTTGCATTATGTGGGATGAGTTTAAGTCTTTATCAAAGAGATTTGTTGTTGTCTTTAGGAATAGAAGAGATTGCAATTGCATTTGACAAACAATATCAAATTGAATTAATAGACAATGAGGATATAGATAAAAATTCAAAAGCATGGAAAGAATATGAAAATTATATAAAAAGATTAATAAAAATTTCAGAAATGTTTATGTCATATTGTAATGTATCAATAGTAGTTTGTTGGGATAATCGCATTAGATACAAGGATTCACCTCTAGATTTTGGAAAAGAAACATTTGAAGAATTATATAGAGAACGATATTACATAGATGATATAGAAGAATTAAAAGAGATGATAAAATAAAGGAGATGTTTGTAATAAAATATCGAGTTTTAAACAAAGGTTATGAATTAATTAGTGAGAATGAATTATTGGATATTTTATTAAAAAATAGAGGTGT